TTACTATTTGTATAACAGCATCAGGGCAGTCGCTACTGCAGGCCATCTTGCTGTCGGTTATAAGCATCCCGTCCTCGGAATAACTTAGGCTGTAGACCCCGAACCGAACTACTGGGCTCTCGCCTTTCTTCTCATCGAGCCATAGGTTCACATCGTAGTACTTGTCGCCTACCGATGTGGTAGCCCACTCATCGTCAACGAGTGGTCTTATGGTCACCTCGCCCTTAGTTCCGTTCGCGCAGAAGCGGATAAGGAACTTGCTTGAGGTAAAGGATTCATAGGTCATCTTCATCACGTTAGTGCTTTAATTATTTGTGCTGCAATTAGCACCACAATGTTAGCGAAAATAACTACTTGTAGGAATGACATACCCTTTGCGGCTATCTTGTCGATCAGTTCAGAGAACTCATCGTTACTGGAAATCTTCTTCATCGTATTGTTCTTCTTTAATTACTATGTGTTGTGCGTATCGTACCCGTGTGATAATTTTACTCATCGTGCTGTCGGAGGTAAGCCTCTTCTTGTTTCTAACTATAGGCTTCATCGTAGTGCGTCTTGAAGTTCTTGTCTCGTTAGGCCGGCCTCATCAGCGAGCCAGTTCATAAAGGTGTCCGACTGATGCGAGCGTACCACTACATCGGTTGCCGTAGAGAATATGTTGCTAGTTCGTGCAAACACAAACCACACCTCTACTGGAGGAATAAGCGTTCCGTTGTGGATGTTCTCAATAAAGTCATTGAAACTCCATTTCCAACTTACGTCATCATACCTACCAGTAGTCCATCCGTTGGCTACACTTTCGTAGCCATCGTTAAAGTCAACAGCAATGTAGCCTCGGTATCCTTGTCCTTCCCACTTTGCACCTTTGATGCAGATTGGGGTTCCCTCAAACGTCTCGTAGTTCTCTACGTCACGCGTCTTGTCAAGCGTATAGGCGTAGTTAAGTTGGCGCATCGAGTCCTCATTAGGGTCAAACTCTTGGATGATGACAGCATACTCCCAGTGTGATTCGTTGCACCCCTCGCAGATTATCTCATCTGATCCGTTGTACTCGTAGAAGTCGCTGTCTTGGTTAATCTCTTGCCCACACTCCACACAATTTTGGATAGGCTCTGCTGTTGGGTTATCTGAATAGTCTTTCATAGTTATTTGTTTTTGCTGTTGTTTTTATTGGTTAATTGTTTTGCTAGTTCAAACGCATCCTCCTGATTGGTGAATGACTTGATGAACCTGAACGGCTCCTGAAGTAGCACATCGTGCTTTTCAGTGTCTGGGTTGTATGATACTACGTATTCCATAATCAAAAGGTTTGTGTGTCCATAACCTCTCGGCTAATAATCTTGGCGAACCTAAACGCTTGGTCGAATGAATCGAACTCGTACCCAAGGTCTTGGTCGGCATCGTCCCTTAGGACGTAGATGCCGCCTTTGCGCTGAATGCGAACCTTGGCGATCGGTAGTGGTGGGCTAAATATCTGCCCGAAGAATGATTTGCTTTTCATAGTTTTTAGTTTTTGATTGGGTTTAAAAAATGGGGCGCAGCCGCACCTACCCCCATCGTGTATGAAATATCCATTGTGCGGATGACTTCTTTAGTTTGTTTTAAAACGACTCTTGTGTTCCTCGTCGGTAGAATTGTCAAAGTAGTATGTCCACTTGCCCATCTTAATGTATAGGCATCCGTTGTCTATAGTTATCACTTTGTTCTTCTTACCCGACCTTCTGATTTCAATTTGTACTGGCTTCATAGTTTCTAATTGTTTATTGGTTAGTTAATAATAAAATCTTCAGTAAGATTCAAACGCTTAATTTCTTCGGTAGTCACTTGTTCTGCAAATAGGCAAAGAATCCTTTCTCCATCTTCGGGGTTTTGTGTGTTAGGCTCATCACTTGTCACATAAAAGTCTGACCACCTCCATCCGCCAAGCAGTTCGTTCAGTTCGAGGCATCGTTCTTCTGCTTCTTTACGAGTCCCAAGCATAAAGGTTTGGACTGATTTGAATTCGTAAACTGCATCAATGTCAATATCAACTTTCATATCGCTTGGATTGCAAAGTTCAGTAAGGTATCCACCTTTGTGGATTTTGTCCGTAACTGCGTCCATTGCTTCGTCAAGGTTTTCTGCTTGAACCTCAATGATGGTGCTGTTGCGAACTGCAGCGATAAATGAATAAATTCTCATAGTGTCTATTTTTATAGTTGATGTTCGGTGATGTATACTCTGATGGTTTGGTAGTCGTCTACCTCAATGTGGTACTCGGTATCTTCATCGCAGTACACGTCTTTGATTTCGTGCCTTGCGTTTACTGACCTCTTGGTGGCCTCAAAGAATTGGAGTGCTGCACCTTCGGTGACAAAGGCTTCGTGGTCGTTCAGGTCGAGGTCGGAATGAGTCTCGTGGAGGATGTAGAATTTCATAGTTTAGTATTTAATTTGTTTATCAGTGGAGCATATGTTGCTCAATTCGTTCTCAAAGAATTCAGTCATTTGCTCAAAGTCAAAATGAACTTTTGCGTTTTCGTCAATGTGGTAGTACACAGGAACGATGATTTGTTGGGGGATGTGGGTTTTCATATTGTTTATTTATTAGTTAAAGTTCTAAAACAGCAAGTGAAACGTTACCCTCGCGGTCTATCCACCCCTCATTGATTAAGGCTGTGGCGGTTCGGCCGTAGGAGCCCTGAAGGCTCCAGGCCATACCGCTTCTGACTAAGTCAGCGAAGAGGCACACGACTTCTTGGTCGTTTAGTTCGCCCTGTTCGTAGGCGATGATGTTGTCGATTGATGATGTTTCGTTGTTCATATTAATTGTTTTATTGATTGGTTATGTAAAGGTGATAATGGATTTTGGAATATGCAAGAAAAAGTTATTAACAATTTGTTATCTTAAACTCAGGGAACCGCACTTCACTTCTAATTCGTTATTGCTTGGGTTAAAATACCTTACGGACGTTCCGTAGGGAGATTTCCCCTTGATTTTATACTTACCACACCCGCACTTACTCACCTTGAAGTCGCTCATCTTTTGTTTAAAGAATCGCATTGTGTCCTTTGAAAAGTAGTAGGGCGCAGTTTCTGCTGTTAGTTTTTTTATTTGGCCTATTGTCATAGTTTCTATTGTTTATTAGTTATTGAATCGTAAACCAATCTTCGTCCATATTGAACTCATCGATTTGTGCTTGACTAACGAATGCTTCGCAATACCACGAATCACCGCCATCACTATTGCTCGTTAGGTCTGCCGTTACGTTAGTACCCAACAAGGTTTCCCACTCACGAGTAAAGTCGTTGACGTCGCTTTGAGTTCCGTCAAAGTATGTCCATACTCGAAGGTCATTTATTGTTTCCATAGTTTCCATTGTTTGTTTTTTAATTTGTACGTATGTCATCCAATACTTATCGCTATCAGTTGTCACGTCATCTTGGTCATTCATCAAGTCCATAAAATCAGTAAGTTCAATAATTAATATTCCCTTTCCATAGTGTAGGCCATAAAGGAATTCTATGCTTTCGTATACATTGTTCTCAATGCGTTCTGCCTCTTTTCGTTCAAACGATTTTATGGGCATTAGTAAAATGTAGGTTTTCATAATTTCTAATTGTTTATTGGTTGTTTTCGGTTAGTACTTTGTGGGCTTCCTCTATCTGTTCACCAAGGTCAACGGATAGCATCTCAATGATGTCGAAGGCAATTAATTTGTTTCGCGTTTGGTCATCAGTTGCATTGATGAAATCCCCAACAGCATTTAGGTATTCGCCATATGCTCGTACCATATTCTTTAATTCAGTTTTCATATGTTCTATAGTTTTATTGGTTAGTAAGGCCGTAAAGTAGTGTAGCCGTAGGCTATAATCTTGCCATCAGATAGCAAGCCATCTAGAATTTTAATTGCACTCTCCGTAGGTTGTCCCTCAAGAATAGTATCTTCGGCAGTTCCGTAGGCGGTGCTTCTCATAAATAAATCGTAGGTTTCCATATCAATTGTTTTTTGGTTAAGATGCCTCGCGGCATTTCGGCTAATATCAAGCCTCTTCAGTTAACCTTAATAAACTAACAATTTTCTATAACCTACTTCAGCCTCTGATTTCGGGAACATTTCACTGATTGAGTCAAAATTCTCCTCAAGGCATTCAATCATCAAACGAAGTTCAATGCGCTTTACTGCCTTTGCTTGGTCGATTGACTTGCACACAAAACATTCTCCAATTGACACAAAGTCGTTTTGGTCATAGTAAACCGCCTTTGCGCTCTTCATTGAATTCAGTACGCTCTTAATGCTTTGCTCAAGGTACTCTTCACGATAGCAATTCTTCTTGATGAAGTCCTTGAGTGTGGCATCAGAAATGATGGACATTTTGTGGTTGTCAATGTTTTTTTGTACGAGGAAGTAAGTTTTCATAACGATTGTTTTTTTGGTTAAGACCTACCGAAGTAGGTTTCGAGTATTGAACTCATCTTCAGTTAACCTCGTATGCGAATTTTAACTCACCATCAAGTAGTAATGGCTGATAGTCACCTCTCGCAGTTAAATCTTCAGTATCAAAGAAATCAGTACTAAATGCCACCTCGTATTCGGGGAACATTATGCATATTCCGCCATATTCACCATAACGAGGATGCTCGGCAAGGATTACATTTTGGTGGGCATCATTACGCAACTCATTAAGCACCGAAGCACCCTTGGAGGTAAGGTAGGAGTAGAAAGCAGTAGGAGTCATAGGATAGTGGATTAAATGATTGATGGAGCAAATGTTATAACTGAATTTGACATATGCAAGTCTTTTTTTTAATCTGCCGATAACTCATTGATAATCAGCGACAAAAATTGACATCCTGCGCGCGCGTAACGCGCACATACGCATAGCGCGTAGCATCTATGGGGAAAAATTGAGGTGTGGGAGGGAGTGGGGAGGAGTGGGGAGAGGTGATTGTTCCACTCTTCTCACGAAGAACAAACCAACTCACCAACAAACCAACCACAAAACCATCACCCAAACGCCATAGCCACTCACCATAGCGCACTAACCAAAACGCCAAAACTCTGCAACCAAATCAAGCAAACGCGAGGGGCATACCTATGGGATTGCGTTTCCGTTTGCGTGTGCGTACGTTTATATATGTATATTATCCCCTGGATATTTATTTCTCACTCTCAGATGCTTCTGACTTCAACCCTTAGGTTGAAAAAGAAGCTAGAGGGGTAAACTTAAACATTGACGATAGAAGTCTTAATAGCTGTTCAATGATTGTGGGTCTGGGAGGTGGAGGGTCCCTAAGGACCCGTATACCTCCTACTAGTAGCTTAAAAATAACAAGTAAACTGAGTAAACAACAGCTATAATGGGCTAGAACGAACAGACCATAGTTGTCGCTTATTCTAGGTGCCTGAGCATTTTAGGTACTGATGAACGTGGGGGCTCTGCTTAGGCGACGCCCCCTATCTATTGTTAGCTAAAGCGATTGTCTTTTAGATCGCTTTACTATAGAGCTATAGAACCTTAGGCTATGCGAAGGTACGGAATATTTTCCAAACCACAAAATATTACGTATATTTGTCTTGTCACAACACAAACAACGCTATGATAGGATACATCTACAAGACAACCAACAAGTTAAACAACTGGATATACATAGGACAACATAGGTCTTCTAAGTTCAGTAAGTCATACAAGGGGTCCGGAAAGGTCCTTATTGATGCATTTGAGCTCTACGGTAAGGAAAACTTTCATACAGAGGTGATATGCTGGGCAGAAACAATGCAACAGCTAAATGATCTTGAGAACCTATGGATATCGGCTTATAGGATAGAGAACTGTTACAACATCTCTGGTGGTGGTAACGGAGGATTGTCATACATATATGTTGACATTGAGACAAAACTAATTTACCTATCTGCAATTTCAGCTTCTTTAGCTGTTGGTGTAAGTAAATCAACATTTCTTAAATGGGTAAACAGAAATGGAAGGAGTAAGGGTTACGACAAGCACGTAAAGCTTAGAACTACTGACTCTATCAGGAAGAGTAAGAATTTATCGATATACAAGAGGTGGGTTATGTTGCCAGCTAATTTTTTGCTTAGGATGCAAAACCCTAAATTTGCATAGTGGATTGTGTTGTGACGACAGATTCTGCGATTAGGGCCTTCGGGCCCTTTTTTATTGTGGCTATCTTTGCCCTATGATTAACACCGCAAAACAAGTTTTCTTATGAAACTAAGTAACTACGTATCGTTAGCTGAGGTCACCAAGAGTGATACTGCTAAAAGAAAGGGTATCAGTAACGAGCCCACCCCAGAGCATCTAGAGAACCTTAAGACAATCTGTACCGAAGTCTTTGATAAGGTACGTGAGCACTTTGGTGTTCCTATCTATATTTCTAGTGGGTACCGCTCTGCTGCCTTGAATAAGGCTATTGGTGGCAGCTCTACCTCTGACCACAACCTAGGACGTGCTCTTGACCTTGACCAAGATGGTCACGGCAATGGGGTAACCAATATGGATGTGTTTAACTTCATCGTAAACAACCTTGAATTCGATCAATGCATATTTGAGTTCGGGACAACTAAGAACCCTGACTGGGTTCACGTGGGTTACCGCAAGGGAGCCAACAGGAAACAGATACTTGTAGCCTATAGAGATGCTGCTGGCAAGACAAAATACAAGCCGTTTAAATAATATCTTTGTATCTATGAAAGCAAAGATGACTGTTTACCAGAACGGCGGTAAGATGACTGCGGACGATAAGAAGCAAGAGCTTGCTAGAAAGCTGTTCGGTTCTATTCCTAAGTTTAACAAGGAAGAGGCTCGACGCGGTATGATGGCCGAGAAGATTAATAAACTCCAGAAGGAGTACGACTACTGGACCAAGAAGGGTGAGCCCACTACCGCCTCTGGCGTAAAAGTTCAGATGGACAAGATTCGTGAGGATATGAAAAAGTATACTGGTGGCGGCAAGGTGGATATGACATACGCTAAAGGCGGAAAGGTAGAAGACAAAGTCAAAAGACTTGAGAATCGCGAAGCCAACCTTGTAGCTCGTGGCAACAAAGCAGTAGACGAGGGTAGGGAGCGTAAGGCTGACCGACTTCTAGGAAAAGCAGCTCGCGTAGAGAACCGCGTAATAAAGGCCAAAGAGTCAGCCCCCGCAAAGAAGATGATGGGCGGCGGTAAGATGGAATACGGTATGGGCGGCAAGATGAAGAAGTACCTTATGGGAGGCCAAGTAAAGATTGACAAGAACAAGGACGGAAAGATTTCCGCCATTGACTTTAAGATGCTAAAGAAAAAGTAAACAGTTATGAAAGCTAAGAAATACAACTACGGTGGTAAGATGAGTGAGGAGTCTAGTGAGGAGATTGAAATCAAGTCAATGGATATGGCCTCTGGTATGAAGCAGCTTGAAGCTGCTGTCAAAGCATCAGGCAAGACTCCTACTCACTACAAGTTCAAGGCCTGCTTCTACGAAGAGGACGAAGACTAGATATTGTAAGCAAAATTGCTTATGAACCTAATTGATATCTACAGCGAATACTGTGTAGACTCCAACGGATGGCCTACTACGGATAAAGGTTCGTTCCACGACTACCTAGAGGCATACTACACTGAAGAGTTTGCTAACCCAGACAGGGTTACGTCAGTACTTGAGATTGGTGTACAGAACGGAGGAAGCCTGATACTCTGGCACGAATGGTTTACGAATGCCAAGATTGTTGGCATAGATGTAATGGATTCGTGTTTAAACAACTATAAAGAAGCATCACTTGGTCGTGAGTTCCCAAGGATTGAGATCATCATTGGTGATGGGTACGACAAGGCTGTTGTAGACACCCACAAAGACAACAGCTATGACTACATCATTGACGACGGACCCCATAGCATAGAGAGTATGAAGATAGCCATCGAGCTGTGGATGCCAAAGGTTAAAAAGGGAGGCAAGCTTATCATCGAAGACCTCCAGAGCGTAGAGTGGTTTGAGGAACTAGCGTCTCACGCAAAGAAATTTGGTTACGAAAAATATCGGACCTTTGACTTCCGAGAAAACAAATTAAGAAGCGACGACCTGATTTTTGAGCTAGAGAAGTGAAAACTAAAAAGTACTACGACAGCAACCCCAAGGCTTACCAAAAGAAGAAGGAGTACGATACAGAGTATCACTCCACCGACGAGCGTAAGAAGTACCGGGCTGAGCTCAACAGAAAGAATCGACAAGCCGGCAAGTACGGAAACGGAGATGGCCTAGACTACGACCATACTGAGCGTAGGTTTATATCAGCAGTAAAGAACAGATCTAAAAAGTAAACAACCCACAATATGAAAAATACATTATTATCACTGCTTGCTGCTTCAGCACTACTAAGCTGCGCAACTGAAGAATCAAAAGACGCTAAGGCCCTTAAGATCCACGAAGGCCTATATGCCTTCTGTGGAGCATCGGGTGCTGAGCTAACGGGAAGGCAAATCGTAGTCCAAGGAAAGGTATTTGAAGAGGGATGTTCTATCTGCCCAGTTCTAGACGGACCTTCAGTCTCTAACCTAGCTATGGAAGGCTATAGTTTTAGCTGGGGTTCTGAATTCAGTACCGATAGAAACTTTCAGTACCCAAACAACGACGGAAGCACGGTATGGGATGGTAAGTCAGTATGGTCTCTGTACTGGTACTTTGACACATCTAGCTTTATTCCTCAGTACAATCCTAAAACACAGGATTGGGAGATGATGCACCCAAAGAACCGCTCGTTTATCGTTAACACAGACTACGCGGTAACAAGCGAGAGCAATATGTTCTGTATGCCCTGTGAGGTTTTCGATACCACAGAGACAGGAATCGTTCTTGCTAAATGCTACGGACCTATGAATGAGGCAGCTGTTCCTCTGCGTAGGGCTATCGACGTAAAGACTGGTATGAAGTCAATCACTGCAGCGATAGCAGGAAAGCCATACCCAGTAGGAACTCCAGTTCCAGTTATGGAGATGAGCAAGAAAGCACAGAAAAAAGCAAAACTCTAATGAAGGCCAAGAAAAAAGACAGCCACGTAATGGTTCCAGCACCAGCGGGCCACCACTGGATGATGGAGAAAGGTCGTTACTATGTGATGGCTGACAAGGACGGTAAGTTTACCCCTCACGAAGGTGCTTCGAAGGAGGCAAAATTCCGGCTATACTCCGCCCATCAATCTTAGCCTGAGCGATAATCTTCTTGCCAAGGGGAGTATCCTCGTGTCCTTTTAGCTTTCTGCCCAAAAGAACTGTAGGAATACCCTCTGCCCTGTTGGGGATGGTCTTGTTTACGGTTTTTTTGTCGTACTGAAGCTCCACAGTCTCCTTTCCAGAGGCTATATCCCTCCACCTTTCCACAATCATACGCCCCTGCTGAGTTAGTGAGTATCTTTTTCGGTAGTTCCACCTGTTTTCATCACGAAACCACATAGAGGTGTCCTTGTGTATGTCGATATCCTCCATCGAGAAGTAGTCGAACAGCAATTCCCGCTTCTTCATCCTAACAGTTAACCAGTCCTTGGTCTGGTTGTAGGACTTCGACAGCTGTTGTCCCATCCACTCGATGGTGAAAAACTCTAGGTCGTAGGCGAAGAGAAGGAAGTCTACCTGTATTGGCAGGAGCTTATACTCCTGCTTCATAAACTTGTTGGCGTGCCAGACAAATTTGTATAGGGTAGGACCGCGTTCATCACGGTATGCGAAGTCCCTAAACTTTAGGTCTTCTTTTTTCTTGAACTTTTTAGCCAATGAAGTAAATTGTATCTTTGTAGCAAAAGTACGAAATATGGCAACACTTAGTGGACAAAAGGTAAAGAACGCATTTGCTTCGCTGCTAAAGCTGGCGACGAACACCGCTACCACCACCCTTAAGAACGTAGAGTCAGGAGACGGAGTGGCAACAGCACTTCAGGTTGCTACCACCAAAGTAGGCGTCAACGGAATCTTGGAGTTCCCAACGGTTCCAGCTACTGGGTCTACCGAGACATCAGCGCTTCTGCTTAACGCATCCAACCAAGTCGTAAAGCGAACCCTTAACGCTGCCGCCTTTTCAGGAGGCGCCGTTACAACGGCGACCCTACCTCTTGCCATCACCAGCTCAACGGTACGCCTTGACAATCCGTCGTCTATATCTGACATTGGTGCCATCGCCAACGGAGACAGGTTTTTGATTTATGACGTATCTACCAACTCTTGGAGGAGGATAGACTACTCAAACCTTAAGTCTCTGATAAACCCCGGAGGATATCAGTCAGCCCCAGAACTTGTTGCTCGCACGGCAGCGACGCTTACGCTTACAGGAGCTCCAGCATACCTAGAGTTTCAGCCCATAGGAAGCCTTGCGACAGAGTCTAATAAAGTTGGAGACGGCGGCGCATACTACGACATCACCACCGTATACGGGGGAACAAACGACTCAGTCACGTTCCTTCAGGATGGTGGAATCTACCAGATTACGCTCTGCGCTCCAGTTGTTACCGCAGCAACGTCTACCTCTGTCCAGTTTGACTTTATGGTAAACGGAGTTATGGTCAACTCTTCAGAGACGGAATTTAAGGCTTCTGGCGACCACTTTGTCACCCAGTCCACCTTCGCTAACCTAAACGCTGGAGATATTATATCTGTCACCGCAACGGAAACTGCTGGTACGGCAACTCTAAGCCAATACTCTATCCTTCACTTCCGCAAGCTTTAATGGATAAGGCTGCAGCTAGGATTGAGCTGTTTATGTTTGCAAAGAACAGCTTCGATGACATATTGAACAAGGCCGAGGATCTTGGCCTTATCGATGAGTTTATGATGATTGCATCAGCAGGGCTTGTGGTAGACCAGATAGACGGAAACAGCGTTGTAGAGTCTGTGTCTAACATCAACGTAGACACCAAGGAGGAGATGATTTCCTTGGTAACATACCTTATGGGAGCCTACAGCGAGGACGACGAAGCCGACGATACAACCAATATAGATTATTGGCTAAATTTGAACTAAATTAAAATGAAATGGAACTCATCAGAAAAATCATTGCGGGAACCGACCCACTGAAAGCCTTAGCCTACTATGTAGGCCAGAAGGCGGGGGACGGAGAGATCGACTCAATCGTTCTCGACGGTTCTCACCTCCACTACCACGGAGAGCGCAAGTACCTAATATACCTAAAGAAGGAAGACACGCTTATGCTGTGGAAGACTATCGAGGGTATGCCAGTTATAGTAGAGTACGACTGTAACTTCTAGTTGTAACCGACTTACAACTTTTATTTATTTCAATTAAACATATGATACCATTGTACCACATCCTAGTGCACATACCTAGCGCTGTAAATGACACCATCAAGGTGGGAGAGTCAGAGCTTTACCTCGACACTAAGTTCAACGAGTTCCAACACCGCACTATGAAGGCTAAGGTTGTAGGCATTCCAGCCAAGTTCAAGTCCGAGCTAGAGATAGGAGACTACGTATTCCACCACCACCACGTTGCACTCAACGACACCCAAGTCGTTGACCCTAAAGAAAAGATATACCGCGTAAACTACGACCCCTTCGGCGGTCAGGGCAACCAGGCATACCTTATCGAGAAGCCTGACGGAAGCCTTATAGCTGTTGCTGACTGGGTGTTCCTAGAGCCCTTTGATATCGATGCTGATAAAGAGAAGAGCTTCATAGAAATCATCACCCTCAAGGAACCAGAGAAGCGCTGGGGACGTATCGTTTACGGAAGCCAGTGGCTAGAGGAGGAAGGTCTCGCTGTGGGCGACGTGG